GCCAGCCTTCTGCAGCAGCGCAAGCATCTTTTTGTTCATGGCACCCTCGTCCATTTTCAGGTTTCGACCGGAGCCTGAAGATGGCACGGTCTTTGACATGGTGGAGAGCATAGCTTCGATCATGTCATCGAACACCATGGTTTCATCCACCAGGTTCACTTTCAGCGCCTCGATGCCGCTGAATTCACGACCTTCCGCCGCGTTGGCACGGAAGGTTTCGCGGTTCTGTTGGCGCTTGCTGGACGTGTGATCCAGGAACGCGCCGTAGCTCTCGTCGATGGCGCGCTGCCACTCGGCAATAGCCTTCTCGGAAATCGGTTCATCCGGGTGGCCCAGGGCCTTGAACTCGCCGGCACGGATCACCTTAGACTCAATGCCGATCCGCTCCATCAGCTTAGTGTGGCTGGTCATCACGGCGAACACGCCGATGGAGCCTACAGATGCCAGCGGTTCAGCCACTACGCGCGGACTGTTCACGCCAAGCCAATAAGCGGCTGAGCCCATGACGCTGCCGGTGAAGGTGGTGAACTCCTTCTCCTTGCCCATGCGCTCGATGAAGTTTGAAGTGCGGAACAGGCCGTTGCCGTTGCCGCCGCCGGACTCGACATGCAACACCACCTTCTCCACTCGCGGGTCGGCCATCACCAGCTTGACCGCCTGCTGGATCTCGCCGTAGGTGGTGATGTTGTAGCCGAACAAGCGCAGCGGCAGGTGGTGGTTCATCAGCGTGCCGGCGATGCTGATTACTGCCAGCTTGCCGTCGCCGTAGGTGTTGATCATGTAGTGGTCGGCGAACTGGTCGCGGCTCACGCCCTGGGTAGCGAGCAGCTCGGTGGCCCGCACGCGGAGGTTGGACAGCTCCATGGGCGAGAGCTCGGCCATGGTCAGCTGCACGTTGTTGTGCGTGTCGAGGGTGTCCTGCGAACCGTACCAGAGGCTGCCGGTCTTGGGGATAACCAATTGGTTGCCTTGGCCCTTCATTGGCTATCGCCTCCTGCTTTGGACGGTGTGTCCGGGGTAAGTGCCTTCTCTTGGGCGCCATTGTTGGGCGTCGCTTTGGAGGCGTCAACCGATTTGCTTTCGTAGAACCCGGTGCCGGAGAGTGGCTTGTAGCCCGCAGGGAGGGTGCCGAGACCCTGCCGCACGGAAAATTCCAAGTCGGTGATCAGGCCCAGCGACAGCAGCCGCAGATCCCGATCCATTTCCATGGTGCGGAACGCCGCCAGCTCCGATTCCGGGCGAAGGTTGATCGAGTCCATCTTGAATTCGACGTAGACCAAGCTGCCCATCAGGCGGCAGCCGAGGGTCAGGGCCTTGCTCATGGACTCTTCGACACAGCGGCGCACCGAGCTGGCCACCTTGATGGTGATCAGCGATTCGGTGTTGGAGAGCGACTGGCTGCCCTCAATCCGCAGGCCCAGGGTCGACGGGTTGGATTTCAGGGCCGTGGCCAGGTTGCCGGACAAAGCGTTCATCAGGCTGACGTAGTCGGACTTCTCGCCCTCGGACTTGAGCATATCGGCCTTGGCCACGTCGTAGGTGACGAAGGCATCCTCCGGCTCCAACTCGTTGGCGATGTCGACCACGCCCTGGCGGATCTCCTCAGCCCACGCGGCCAGCTTGTTCGGGTCGTCCTTGATCTCTTGCGGAGCGACCTCGGTGATGCGGGCGTAGTCGAGGGTGATTACCAGACGTCCGTGTCCTGCGCGCTTTACCGCTCGACGCATGTCCTGTAGGAACTGCTCGTAGGCACGACCCTCACGCAGGGCGGACTCGAACATCGGCCAGGCATACACGTCGTTCACCGCGCGGTGAAAATCGCCAACGAAGATGGTCGGGTAGTTCAGCTCTCGCTCTTCGCCGGTACCGCGTTGCACCGGGTACCGGTAGTCACCGCCTTGGCGGTAGGTGAGGGTGTCATAGGGGAACGTCACCAGGCGATCAGGCACCCGCGAGTCGTCCAGCACCAGCTCCAAGCCGTGACCACCCGAGCAGATGACGTCGTTGATCATCATCTCCAAGGTGCGGTCAATGCCTATTTTGTCGTCGTAACCCACCGAGTAGTCGGTGATGGTGTTCAGGCGCACCAGGAGAGCATTGAGCAGTACCTGGCCTTCCTCGGAAATCTCGTTGGTCGCGGGATCGTAGGCGGTCGCCTTCCACCCCGTCATCGCCATCTCGATCAGGTTGAAGTGGGCCGTACCCACCGTACCCATCTGCCGAACGGCGGCGCGTACCGCATCGGCGATCTTGTTCTGGGTGAGGTAGGTGTCCACCGTCTGGCGGAACAGCACCTCCGAGTTGCGCGTCAGGTCTTGGCCACGCTCAACCTCCCGGCCGGGCGGCTGGGACTGCTGACCAGGCCGCGCCTTCTTGGGCGCAACTATCTCGGTCAGGGCGGTGGTGTTCACCGCGGCGGTTTTAACAGGTGCTTTGGCCAAGGTAGGCTCCCCTCAAGTTACGGCAATTCTATCCGCAAAAAGCCAACCGGCAAGCCTATCGGCGCATTGTGCTACCCATGGGCGTCAAAACCATGCCAACTCGGTCAACCAAGCGGCGGGTGTCTTCCTGCTTCGAGCCGTCGTCAATCCGCACTTTGCCGGGCAGCGGCAGGCATCCCGGCTGGTCGGAAAGTCCGATGCTGCCCTTGAGCTCGGCCGCCATGTGGCAGTAATTGAGGGCGTGCAGGTAGTGGTCTTCGCCGCACTTCACCCAGTGCATCGCCGATTCGCTGGCGTCTTCGATGCTGCTGGCCGCCGAGTCCTCGTCGAGCTGGCGCATCTTCTTCATGCCCTTGAGGTGCTCGCTGATGATCGACGCATCCTTGACCGGCGCCCACTCGATGGCCCCCGAGTTGCAGTCCCGCACCAGCAGGTCGAACCGCTTGTCCCGGTGCGCCCGCACCACCCGCCGCTCTTCCTTGACGTCCAGGGTGACCATCGGCGAGGACAGCTTGTCGGCGTACTCGCACGCCAGGAACTTGGTGGGGTACTTGCGGGTGAGCTTGTCGGCGGTGTTGAAATCAGGGCCGGCGTCGATCACGCCAAAGGCCGGGCCGATGTTGTCCATCAGCTCACACACCCGGAGGAACAGAACGTCGTCACCGCCGCGGCACAGCACCTGCTCGGCATGCACCACCCGCAGCTTGCCGTTCATCTTGATGCCCGCGATGATCCAGCTGATGGCACCCACGTCCACGCCCAGGAAGCAGCCGGTGCGCATGATCACGCCCAGCGTCCAGGTCAGTATCTCGCCATTGCGGTACTTGAACACGGCCTGCGGGTCGAACGCCGACTCGCTGTCCTCGTGGACGTCGCCGACCTTGAAGTTCACCCAGTCCTTCTTCAGGGCGTAGTTCTTCAGCTGGCGGATCGTCCGCGCCGGGTGGTTGATCGCCGCCACGTCGTAGGGCGCCACCTGGTAGGAGTGGATGTCGCGGTTCTCGTAGGTGGCCACCCAGCTGCGCTTGGCAGGATCGACCAGGTTGGCCAGAGAGATCGGCTTCTTGCACTGCGGGCAGCACAGGTAGGTCTCGTCCACCCGCACCAGCGGGTCGGCCAAGTGGTACTTCTCGAGGTCGCGCGGCGTGCCGGAGAAGCCTGGCACCACCACGTGATCCATGAAGTTGGTCACCACCCACTTGCCGCAGGCGTCGTGCCGCACCGCGTAGTAGCGCTGGTCGCCTTCCTGAAACAGCTTGTCAATGCCGTAGCCGGCGACGGTCGGGGTGGAGAAGTCGCGGCGGAAGTCCTCGCCCTCCTTGTTGTGGCCAAGGCGCGAGTCGAAAGTGGTCAGCACTGACTGCTTGCAGAAGTCGTATTCGTCGCGCACCAGAAACTGAGCCGGCACCGAGATCGCGTCGCCCGGGGAGAACGAGCCCACCACGTACAGCGACATGTCGCCGATGCGCTTCAGGCCGACGTTGTAGTGCTCCTTGCTCTTGTGCGTGCTCAAGGTCGGCGAGTTGTCCACCACCCGGTCGATCCGGTCGGGTGAGAACTTCTGCACGAACGCCTTGGTCGGCAACACGTAGATCCCGGTCAGGTCACGCATGTAGCAGACCGCCAGGGTAAGGCGCACGCTGGCCTCGGACAGGCCGACCTGGGAGCACTTTCGCACCACGACGTGGGCGGCGGCCTCGGACAGGATGCCCATCTGGAACTCGTGATCGGCAAACGACCAGCGCAGGCGCTTGTTGCGCGGGTCTCTGGTGTTCTTGCAGATCCACTCGGGGATCTTGGTCAGGTCGAGCTTCTTGCTCAGGCCGGTTTCCACCCGCTCGAGGAAGTTGTCGTACTCAGGCAGGATCAGGTTGCTCATACCGCGATCTGCTCCTGGCTGTGTTCCATGATCCACACCAGGGCCTTCAGCTCCGCCAGCGTCAGGTCACCGTCAATACACACGTCGGCCCGGCCCTCGTGGCGCATCACGTAGGTGCCGGCGGCGGCCTGGCTGAGGATGTAGCGGGCCTGCTCCAGATCGTCATCCATCACGCGCTCACCTCTTCCAGGCGCTCACGGAAACGGCTCAGGAACTCCTCTTGAGCCTGGGGGTTCTGCTCGCCGAGGATCTCGATCAGAACAGCCTCCATGATTCGCTGGCGCTCCAGCGTACGCACGGCCTTCTGGTGGCTGACCAGCTGCTTCATGGTGGTCACGCAGGCCGCCAGGGTCTCGCGGATCTCGCGGTTGGACACCGACTTGCCGGTGGCTGTCTGCTTGCTCAGGTTCGAGCGCATCCGCTTCACCAGCTTGATCATCTCGTTCATCTCGTCGTCGAGGGAGATGCTGGCGGCGTCCTGAGTCTCTCCCAGAATCTCCTCGTCCAGACCTCGGTCAACGATCTCAGCGATCAGGTGGTCGTGGATCACCCCGAGCTGCTCGTCGCTGTAGCTCTGCAGGTTCTCGAAGAAGAACGACAGCGCCCCGGTGGCGATGGCCGCCGGATCCAGCGGCCCGGGCGTCAGGTTCTGCGCAGCCAGGGCGTTGGCGAAGTCATCCAGATGACTTTGTGGTTTGCCGATTTCTGGCACGGGTCACTCTCCAGTAGCTCCAAGACACCTTGGCTGAAAGGTACAGCCCACGGAACGGGATGAACAGAGCTCGCAGGATCGCCAGCGCAACGATCAGCGGCGGGCCGACCAGCAGGGTCGCGGTGCCGACTACGACGCGGATGGCTGTAGCCACGAGCACGGCGTAGTCGCGCAGCAGTTTCCAGATCAGGCCGTCGTCGTAGACCGTCCAGCGGTTCCAGCCGTTGGGGTTCTGGCGGCCGAAGATGGCGCCGAACGCCGCCCTGAACTCGCGCGGGAGCGCTCGGTACTGGTAGCGTGCGTAATGTGAGAAAAAAGTTGTGAATTGGTTCACGCTTTTTTCTTCGTTTTTATCTTCCATCATTCGGCCTCGTTGAGCAGCTGACGGCTCACGGTGGACTCCACCACGCCCAGCATCTCTTCCACGGTCAGTAGCTGCCGAGGCGGCACCCACACCCCATTGTGGCGTACACGGAACGTCGTGACACCTTTGTCGTCATATTGGCGTTGGGCCTGGAAATCGTTGGACTTGAACTGGCTCGCCTTGTAGCACTCCAGCTTGTGGCGGTGGGAAACCTCGCCAGTGTGGGTCGTGAGTACAAGGGTGAAGTCTGGCCGGCGGCGTTCAGACATGGTGTATTCCTCCTAACTTGCCATCAGTATGGGGCAAGTTAGGAGGAACTCAAAGCGATTAGAGCCATCCTTGGCGCATGAGCTATCCGTCGGGGAGACCGCCATCTCCCACGCCGTGCAGTGTATGCCAATTCCCTAGCGCGACAAAGTCGGGGCCAATCCCAGCACAAGCAGGGTGACCACGTCGTTGGCGGCCCGCTGCACCAGCAAGGTGTGTGCCATCCGCTCGAGCTTGGCGTCCACCTCCAGCACTTCGGAGTCGCTCATGGCCTCCGGGTTGTCCTGGTGCCAAAACGCCAGTGAACCCCACGACTGGATCTCAACTGCTGACCCGCCGTACTCGAGCAGGCTGCCGGGCGCGTGGATCTCCAGCACCCGGCACAGCCTGCCCTCGTGTTCCGGCACGCGCCGGCTCCAGCCGAAGTCGAACGTGAAGCGGCCCATGGCTACCTCCGCAACTCAGGCCCTAAGTCTGGGCCTCTTGGTGGTCGCTGGCGAAGCTCCACCGTCAGGTGGTGGCGCTTGGCCGGCGCTGGGGGTGGTGCCTTCGGCGCTACCTCCGGCCTGATATTGGCCGGCGCTGGACGGCGCCAGGCCAGCCCAGCGCCAGGCCCGCGTGAAGCAGACCAGGGCGATGCCGTTCACCAGGCCAAGGCCCAGACCCACCCAGAAGCTCGCGGCATCGAACCCAGCCATCACCACAAGCCTCCGATCTTCTTCAGGTCTTGCATGGTCTGCAGCTGCACCACGCAGTTCTCCGCGGCTTGGCGGAACCACGCCCGCGACCAGACCCCGGTCGCGTTGGCGTGGAACAGGGCCGTGATCGCCAGCAGCAGCACGACCGACCACGAGAACAGATAGGCGCCCAGCCAGCGCCCCAGGAACATCCTGACCCGCCGCCCGCCTAACCAGCCGACGATGCCTACCAGGTGCCACCAGACCATGGTGACCGTGGTCAGCGCCAGCGCCGGCCATATCAGGATGAAGGTCACCAGGCCCAGCAGCAGGCGCGCGGTGCCGATCAGCAGCATCTTCATTCGTCGCTCTCCCCATCCTTCTCAGGTTCCGGCTTGGCCTGGCCACCCATGCCCTCGGCCAGCCCGTAGAGCACCACCGGCTCGGCCTCGGCGACCGGCTTGCCGTCAATATCCACCGGCGCTTCCTCGCCGCCGAGCAGCTCCATCAGCTCGTTGAGCATGGTGTGGAACATGTCGTGCTCGATCAGCAGCGTGCCGTAGTCTGCCATGCCCAGGCTTTCCTCGTCTTCGCTGTCCGCCTCGCCCTGTGCCTGGTACAGCGCGGCATCGTCGACGGTGACCTTGCGCAGGGTGAGCTTCGGGTCGGTCTTGAAGCGGATCTTGGCGTCCCAGAGCATGGCCGCGTGGCTGATGACCTTGTGCTCCAGCAGGCCCTGCACGTGCTCGTCGGTGATGTCGGTGTTCTTGCACCGCGCCACCGGCGGGTGCTCCTCGGTACCCTGCATCTGGAAGTCGTCGGTCAGCTGGAACCGCTCGAAGTTCTGCTCGGCCTGGGCCTTGGCGATGGCGGTCATCACGTGGACGATGTTGTGCTTCGTCCGCACCGGCGTGATCGGCAGGGTGCCCAGCACGTTGCGCAGTGCGTTGCACGCCTTCTCGGCCTTGGAGCCGACCGCGCCGACCAGCACCAGGCCGCAGCTGAGGAAAATGATCGGCACATGCCACAGGTTGCTCTGGGCGTGCGGCAGAACCTTGGCCACCTCGTCGTCGAAGATCTGGTTGCGCTCCTTGCGGTATACCTTGCGGCCCGGCTCCTCTTCCTGCATGGCCTTGATGCGCTTGTCGACGGTGCGGCGGATCGCCGACTTGATGACGGCCTTCTCCTCGCGGTAGTAGAGCAGCACCAGGGCGTCGGCCCCGTTGCGACTGAAGTCCTTGAGCGGGAACGGCCGACTCTCGAACCACGGCATGCAGCCGACGGTGTCGCCCAGTTGGAACTCACGGTTCCACAGGTGGTCTTCGCGGCCCACATAGAGCACGTGCGACTCACGATAGCGCGGCATCGGCGGTACGAAACCGTCGCCGATGCGCTCCATGCTGCTCAATTCGCGGTAATCCTGGCGCGCCAGCGCGGCGTTGAGGTCGTTCAGGTCTTCGATCACGACCGGCCGGGTCATGCGAAAAAGGGAAAAATCACGTGCTAGCATCGCTAAAACCCCTGTATTTGCCATAAAAACAAGGCAATTTTAGCCGAAAACGAGGCCAAAATTGCCTTAAAAGTGTGAATTTCATCACTGTTTTTCGTTATTTTTACTCGTTTTTACGCAGTTCCAGCCACTTTTTCATCGCTTTCATGCCGATTTCGATCACCACCTGGGCTGGCCGGGCACACGCCACCCCCATGCGCTGGATCAGATCCTCGCGCTGGGCGTCGGTGAAAATATCCCCTTGAGGGCCGTTGAACAGGTCGGCATAGGCCTTCTGGGCCAGCTCTTGGTAGATCAGGCCCTGGCTCTGGGCGCCCTGTTCGGCCATTTCCACCAGCTGCTGGCGCGCCTCGTCCATGCTCTGCACCCGCAGCGAACTGGCCAGCCAGGCCGGGTCGGTGCCTTCGCCTTCGATGTGGCGCATGCCCGCCAGCAGGCCGACGTAGAGGTTCAGCAGGGCCTGGGCGCCGGCCTGCAACAGCTGCGGCGCCTCGTCCACCAGCAGCCGATGCACCGGCAGCGAGCTGTCGATGTCCGCGAGGGTCTGCCGGGTGAACTCCAGCATGCGGTGCTTCAGCCAGTTTTCCTGGGCCAAGCGCTCGTCGATAGCGCGCTGCGCCAGCACCTGGTTGCCCTGGTGGTCGACCAGGTAGATCGCCTCGTCAGGGCCGCTGCCGCTGATGGTCACGCGCAGCGGCTGCTGGCTGGTGCGCAGCACCTCTCGGATCTTCACCCACAGGCAGTTTTCGCGGTGTGCCCAGGGCTCGCCGCAGTTGTGGTTGAACAGGCGCTCGGCCAGCTCGTCGTAGCGCTTGTGCAGCTTGGCCTGCGTCTCCGGCATGTCGAAAGCGGGGATGCCATCGGCCTCCAGGGCTTGCACCGCGCGGTCGAATTGACCGGTGATCTCGTTCGCCAATTCCTCGAAGGCTTCGGCGGTCATGGTGGGTTCGGTCATTGCAGTGCTCCGGTCAGGAAGAGGTACTCGGCGATGCGGTGACGCTGCAGCGCGCGTTCATCGCGGTCATGGATCAGGCGCGGCAGGGCGATGGCCACGGCCAGCGGGGACATGAACATCTCGTGCGGGCTGCCCTGCCGGCGCCGCTGGAGCAGGGCGTCCAGCACGTGACCGCTATTGCCTACAGCGCTGGTCTTGTAGATGGTCGTCATTGGGCTTGCTCCCGGTAGGTGTCGAACACTGGGTCATAAACCAGCCAGACCACGCTGATCGCCAGCTTGGAATCGACGCTCAGTGCGGCCTGGGCGGCAATCGCGGCTTCCTTGTTGCCGAACAGCACGGCCCGGCGCGGGTCTTGGAGCCAGCCGTCCAGGGGGCCGAGGTATTCGTCGTAGAACCCGTAGAGCTCGTGGCGGCTGGCATCAGAGCGCTTCACCGCCCAGCCGCTCGGTACTGGCCGCTCCACCTGACTGACGGGCGCAGACTGCGTGCGCTGCCAGACGGCGCGGCTGTACCCAGCAGCAAGCAGGTGATCAACGACGCGGCGCAGATTGCTCTCTGAAAAATCCAGCACCGACAGCAACTCACGCTCAAGTGCCTCGCGCTCCCCTGCTGGCGCAGGTTGCGCGGCGCTGGCTTGCGGCTCTTCCCAGTGCTCGCACTCGCACACATAGCGCCCCGCTGTATGGCTCGAATTACGGCAGAAGCCGTGCGGCGCATCCGGGTGGGTTTTGCAGGGCACTTTGTAGCTGGCTTGCGGCTGCGCGGCGAGTAGGGCGCGGAGTTCGGCGGCCAGTGCGTTACCTTGCGCAGTCCAGTCGTCGAAGCTATCGCAGCCAGCCGGAGGGTGCAGGCTGTCTTGCAGCAGCGTTGCCGCCCGCTCCAGCAGCTCGCGGCTGATCTTGATGGTGTCGGTCATGGCTTGCTCTCCCTTGGCATAAGCGCTGACATTTCGCCTACAGTCGCTTTTCTGTACCAATAGAATCCGTCATTGCGATGGTGAAAAACCCAGCCATACCGCTCGCTTCTTTCGTCGCTTTCAATGTATAGAGGGCCGTAGCCAATACGAATGAATGACGGCGGCGGCTCAACAAGAGGCGCACGATAGTTGCTCACAGTCTCACCTCCATCAGCTCGCGCAGTTCGTTGGGGATGGTCATGGGCGCACCTGATCTTCCAGCATCTGCTGGCGCGGAGTTTTCAGGCATCCGCTGATGGGGAGGTCTAGCGGGTCAGTGTCGAGCGCGTAGCACTGCTCCAAAAAGCGGCAGTTCTTGCTGCTGCGCGCGTCGCTTGCACTGCGCTCAAGGTCTACCCAAATCACCCAGCCGCCGTCCTCGCGGCGATTGGTGCGAAAGCCGACGACCTTGTGTCGAACGTAGGCATCGCAGCTGCTCAGGTGGACGAGCACGTCGCAACCGACAGGTGGCAGGTCTTTCCCGTCCCATATCAATTTAGTTCCCATTATTCTTCACCCCCGCTCTGCTTGTCGTGGGCGGCAAGGGCGTCATGCGCCGGCCCGC